GCTATCCGCTGAGGGCTCGACCCTGGACGGTCTGAACATCCACTTCGGCTGCGTCGATGAACTGCACGCGCACAAAACCCGGACGGTCTATGACGTGGTCGAGACCGGTACCGGCAAGCGTGACAACTCGCTCTTGTGGGTGATCACCACCGCTGGCAGCAACCGCGCCGGCATCTGCTACGAGGTGCGCACCTTCGTCACCAAGCTGCTTGAGGGGGTATTCGAGGACGCCAGTCAGTTTGGCATCATCTACGGACTGGATGATGGGGATGACTGGACCACCGAGGATGTCCTGATCAAGGCCAACCCCAACTGGGGCATCTCGGTGCGCCCGGAGATCCTGGGTCCGCTGCAGGCCAAGGCCATGCAGTTGCCCAGTGCGGTTAACAACTTTAAGACCAAACATCTTAACGAGTGGGTCAACGCCGACACGGCGTGGATGGACATGCGGGCCTGGGATGGCTGTGCCGATTCCGGCCTGGATCTCGATGCCTTTGAGGGACAACCGTGCTGGATCGGCCTGGACCTGGCCAGCAAGACCGACATCGCGGCGCTGATGCTGGTGTTCCCGCATCCGGAGTTGACTGATGCCTATGTCGTGTTCGGCAAATACTACCTGCCCGAAGACACGGTCAACGCCGCTGGCAATAGTCAGTACCCGGGCTGGATGCGCACCGGGCGTCTGACTGTGACGCCGGGCAATGTGATCGATTTCAGCTGGATCGAGGCGGATCTGATGGACATGGCCTCGCGCTTTGGCATCCAGGCGGTGGCCTTCGACCCATTCCAGGCCACGCAACTGTCGACCCGAATGATGAGTGAGGGCCTGCCGATGATTGAGGTGCGACCGACGGTGTTGAATTTCAGTGAACCGATGAAGACCTTGGAAGCCCTGGTGCTCCAGAAAAAACTCGTCCATGACGGTGACCCGGTCTTGGCCTGGATGGCCAGCAACGTGGTGGCCCACCTGGATGCCAAGGACAACATCTACCCCAGGAAGGAACGGCCAGAGAACAAGATCGATGGGATCGTGGCGCTGATCATGGGCCTGTCGCGGGCGATTACGCCGGGCAGCAACATCATTCTCGGGGCCGACTACGAACTGGTGATGCTCTGATGGGGATGTTTAGCTTTCTGTCCCGCTGGATGGCCTCCAGCGATGATCGCTCGGTTTGGGGGGATTTCTGGTTCGAACCGGTCACGGTGCGCACCTCCAGTGGCATGCGGGTGTCGGCCGACAATGCCCTGCGGCTGGCGGCAGTCTATGCCTGCGTGCGGGTGCTGTCGGAGACGATGGCCTCGCTGCCATTCAATCTGTACCAGCAGCGTGCCGACGGTGGCAAGGATGTGGTGACCGACCACTGGTTGTACCGGCTGCTGGCCAAACGGCCGAACCGTTACCAGAATGCCTTCGAGTGGCGCGAGATGCTGCAGGGACATTTGGCCCTGCGCGGCAATGCCTACAACCGGATTCTCACCAACCCGCGCGGCGAGATCACCGAACTCATCCCCATCCACCCGGACCGAATCCGGATGGAACTGCTGCCCTCGGGCGACTACCGCTACCGGGTGACCGACCGGCTGGGTACCGAGTCGGTCGTGCCGCGTGGCGAGGTCTGGCACCTACGGGCGCTGTCGTCCGACGGCCTGATGGGCATGAGCCCGATCGAACTGGCCCGCGAGAGCCTGGGCATGGCCCTGGCCGCGCAGGACTATGGTGCGCGCTTCTTCGCCAATGATGCCAAGCCCACCGGTGGCTGGATCGAGTTTCCAGGCTCGTTCAAGGACTCCGAGGCCAAGAAGGTGTTTCGCGAGTCCTACCAACAAGCCCAGAGCGGGTCCAATCGGGGCAAGGTGCTCGTTCTGGAAAACGGCATGAAATTCCATGAGGTGGGCGTCACCAACAAGGATGCCCAGTTCCTCGAACTGCGGCAGTTCCAGATCACCGACATCGCGCGGCTATTTCGGGTACCCCCGCACATGATCGCCGACCTGTCGCGCGCCACTTTCAGCAACATCGAGCAACAGAGCCTCGAGTTCGTGATGCACACCATGACGCCATGGGCGGAGCGGTGGGAGGCCTCGATCGAGTCGGATCTCCTGCTCGACGGCGATGATCTGGAAGTCGAATTCGATTTCGCCAACCTGATGCGCGGCGACGCGGCGAGTCGTTCCGCCTACTACCAGAGCGGCATTCAGAACGGCTGGCTGACTCGCAACGAGGCGCGCATTGCGGAGAACTTGAATCCGCTCGATGGCCTCGACGAGCCCCTGCGACCACTGAACATGGTCGAGGAAGGAGCGGCGGAAGATCTGGAGGTCGGCACTGAAGCGACCAAGGCTCCTGCTCAGGAGACGGCAGAGCCGGCTGCCATGACTGAATCACTGATTTCTCTTGGGATGACACCATGAAGCAACCCCTGCTGATCGCGGAATTTCTCTCGACGCCCTGGGCCCTAATGCCCGAACGTCTCAATGCCCTGACGGCAGTGCTGACGCGCTGGTCACAGGGCATGCCGGCCACCGAGGAGGTGCGGGCCCGGATCGATGCCGACCGCACCGCGCGCGAGGCGCGCCGTCAGTCCTTGAATTCGGCAGTCGGTGGCGGCATTGCGGTGCTCCCACTCTATGGCGTGATCACCCAGCGCGGCAATATGGTGGACGATGTTTCGGGTCCGGGCAGCATGAGCACCCAGATGTTCGCGCAGGCACTTCGCCAGGCGCTGGCCGACGACACGGTGAGCCAGATCCTGATCGACATCGACAGCCCGGGCGGCAGTGTCTATGGCGTGGCGGAACTGGCCGACGAGATTGCCGCCGCACGCGCGCAAAAGCCGGTGGTGGCGATCGCCAACAGTCTGGCCGCATCCGCCGCGTACTGGCTCGGCGCGCAGGCCGACGAACTCTATGTGACGCCGGGGGGTGAGGTCGGCTCGATCGGCGTCTGGCAGGCGCATTTCGACTACTCGCAGGCCCTGGCCGCTGAGGGGGTCACGCCCACGCTGATCTCCGCCGGCAAATATAAGGTCGAGGGCAATCCCTATGCCCCGCTCGACGAGGAGGCGCAGTCTTTCATGCAGTCCCGGGTAAACGACTACTACGGCGCATTCACCAAGGCTGTCGCCCGTGGTCGGGCGGTGCCGATCGCCCAGGTGCGTGATGGCCTGGGCCAGGGTCGTGTGCTCGGCGCGGATGCGGCGCTGGCCGAGAATATGGTCGATGGCATTTCGACCCTGGATGACGTCCTGAAGCACATGCGTTCACGCGCCAAGGCCAACGCCAAGCCGAAAGTATCCCGACTCGCTCAGGCGAGAAACGCCCTGGCCATCTTGTAATCCAAGTTCATGGTGAGGCTCCATCGAGCCTCGCCACCCCGACCCGTCGGTCGACCCCGAACCCACCGCCTCCGGGCGGTTTTTATCCGTCCGCTGTTATTGCCCCCAACCCGCCGCGTGCGGGTTTTTGCATTTGGAGAACCGAAATGAGCAAGCCATTACGCGAGCTACAGGCTCGCAAGACCGCCCTGGTCAAGGAAGCCCGCGCGCTGACCGACCGTGCGGCGGCCGAAAACCGTGACCTCAGCGATGAGGACGTCACCGCCTTCGACGCCCTCAAGGCCCGGATAGACGCCACGTCGGCCGCCATCGACCGAGAGGCGACCCTGATTTCCGAGGAAGCCCAACTGTCGGTGTATCAAGCCCTGGGCCCCATCATCACTGACCATCGTGCGGGTGACCCGATGCATGGATTCCACAGCGTGGGCGAGTTTATGCAGGCGGTCTTCCGGGCCGAGAAGCCTGGCAAGGATATCGACGAGCGTTTGCTGATCGGCGGTGGCCTTAGTGCGGCCGCCCCCAGCACGTTCAGTAACGAGGCGGCGGGCCAGGATGGTGGCTTCCTTGTGCCGCCCCAGTTCTCGCAGCAGATCTTCCAGTTGTCCCTGGGCGAGGATTCGCTGCTGCCGCTGACCGACAACGTCGAGATCAGCGGCAACAGCATGGCCTTCCCCAAGGACGAGACCACCCCCTGGGGCACCAACGGCATCCGTGCCTACTGGCAGGGTGAGGCGCAATCAGCGGTCGCCACCAAGCCGATTCTGGGCCTGGCCACGCTGCGCCTCAAAAAACTGATGGCGCTGGTACCCACCACCGACGAACTGCTGGATGACGCCAACGCGCTGACCAGCTACTTGCCGCAGAAGGTGGCGCTGTCGATCCGCTGGAAGACCAACGAGTCAATTCTGTTTGGCGCTGGCAATGGCGTGCCGGTCGGTGCACTCGGCGCGGGTGCGACGGTGACAGTAGCCAAAGAATCCGGTCAGGCGACCCAGACGCTGCTGCCGCAGAATCTGGCCAAGATGATCGCGCGCCTGCCCACGGGCTCGTTCGCCAATGCTGTGTGGATCGTCAATAACGACGTGCTGCCGGCGCTGTTCACGCTGTCCCTGGGCAACTATCCGATCTACCTGCCCACCGGCCTGCAGGTCGGCGGCATCCAAGTCTCGCCCTACGGCACGCTGCTTGGTCGTCCGGTGTTTGTCTCGCAGCACGCCAACACCTTCTCGTCCCAGGGCGACGTGATTCTGGTTGACCTGTCGTACTACCAGACCATCACCAAAGCCGGCGGCATGCAGACCGCGACGTCGATGCATCTCTACTTCGACGCTGACCTCACGGCCTTCCGTACTACGTTCCGCATGGATGGCCAATCCAAGATTGTCGCGCCCATCGCGCCGGCCAAGGGGGCCACGACCATGTCGCCCTACGTCCAGCTTGGCGCCCGCTAACCCATAGGAGATTGCATCATGTTCCCCAATGCAAAAGGCAGCGAGGAGATCGCCATCCTCGCCACCATCGACCCGGCCAGCCTTGCTGTCGGCACCGTCACCACCAGCTGGATTCCGGTGACCAACTTCCATGCGTTACTCGCAGACATTCATTCCGGTGCGCTGGGCACGTCCGCCACCCTGGACGCCAAGTTGCAACAGGCACTGGATAACGTCGGTACCAGTGCCAAGGACATTCCGGCCAAGGCGATCACCCAACTCACCCAGGCCGGTAGTGGATCCAACCGTCAGGCGCTGATCAACGTCAAGCCTGAGGAACTGGACACCGTGAACGGTTTCGGCTTCGTGCGTCTGTCCCTGACCGTAGGCGTGGCGGCGAGTTTGGCTGGCGCGCAACTAATCGGCGTCAATCCGCGCTATGCGACGGCGGACGCCTTCAACCAAGCTGCCGTCGCGCAGATACTGTGAGGACCGAATCATGAAAATGATCCGTTTCCTTGCCAATTTCT